GTAGATGCTATAAACTGAGATTCCATAGTATTGTTTTGTAGTATTGTTTTACAGCATTCATACCCGCTTTTTTTGTCCGATATATAATACGCCGAGATTGAATTATTATACTCAATAATATCATTATACTTATCCATAGAAACGAACAATTTATTTTTGGGATCTTTGTTATAGTTTTTATATTTATGATAAAGAGCATTCACAAGAACGTGATTTTCGTCTTTTCGTAATAATTCTATAGCCAACGCGATACCTTCGATGCGTTCTTCATCATATTCCATCGTTTTGCAATAATATTTAAGTGAATTCATCTTGTCTCCTTTACGAGCATATAGATTACCCAGACATAATGCACTATAATATTTTTCTTGCATCCAATTATCTTGAGAAAGTACGCAAGTATACCATTCAATTGATTTATCATTATACAAAAACCCGGCATCCATATAGCTTTGTCCACAATAAAAAGCATATCTCTCTGCGAGCATTTTATCGCCACTACCATCACCACGTTTGAATCCGTCCATTTCTTTTTTGTATCCGTTTTCAAGAACAATCGCATCATTCACATATTTGTGTGGGTCTTTGCTCCGATTTCCAGACCGACCAGATTCAATAAAATAGTCTCCATCAATAACAGATGCAGTTTCTTCACGATCAATACATTGGATATATTCGTGTAAAACGCCAACAAATTTCCATCGTTTGCGATTATTGACTATAAGCGTCCGAAGATATACGAAGGATTGACCTAATTTCAATTGATACGCATCGTGAGTAAGGTGTGGAGGCATTATAAATTTTCCGTGTACAACATCATCGGCATCGAATATCATAAGATAATCAGTTTTATTGAACGCCATATCTAATGCGAGCGTTCGATTGAAACCGAAATCACGCCACTCAACCTGTGATATTTCACCTGGAATATGTCGAGATTCGAAAAACTGACGAATAATATCAATCGTGTTATCTGTCGAACCAGTATCGGATATATAATATGCATCGAACTGGACATATTCGCATAGATTTGTTAATGTTTTTTCGATGATATGCGACTCGTTTTTCACAATCATATTTAAACAAATCGTATAAGATTTAGAAGATATATTTTTAACATTTGAGGGCAACATATTAGTATTTTCGTCGGTCACTTCGGAGATAATCATAATAATCGGCAGTTCGGATGAATATTATCTTCATTTATATTTATGCTAGTTTAATGCGTGCGTTATACAAATGTAACATAGAAATAATATATAATAATAATAGTATAATAATAGTATAATATACTAATCGCGAGTATTATCTTCGAATCTCTCGAACATCGACTTTTAAACCAAATATTTTATAAGAAATTGCGATGTCGTTCACACGTTTTCGCGATGATCCAGCACGTATTAAAAAACAATTACAACAAGCGACTGATGTTGGTCGATATGTATTAAATGTACCGGGTCCCGGCGATAAACCGCTTTATATGGAAGATCCGTATATTCGCCCACAATATTGGGCAGGCAATATAATGACGAATACTGTTGATATTGAGACTGAATTACGTGGTATGACTAGAAGGCTTAATAAGGATACGCCAGAGAATTATTATTTATCAAATGATGCATCGGTTGCATCGAGAACAAATGAATTGATCGTATGCCCAACACGCACAGGTTCTGCAGTAGAACAGTCAAGAGTCACGCACCCTGCGTGGATGTTACGAGACGTAGAGCAAGATAATTGGAAAATGTTGCATTTTGATCCACAGGACAATGTATTTATGCCTTTTAATAATAATTTAAGCACACGCATTTTAGAGAAAGACCATTTTAATCCGAAGGTTGCATCTCTTGGTCATCAGGGTGGAGTATCATTAAAGGATGATACATATGTAGCAGTCCATCCACTTCATCGAAATCCGGTTCTGGGAGGTATGGCTGGAGATAGGCGAACAACAGAACGAGGGTTAGGTGTGGAAGGATTTGGTGTATCCGGTGATTCGAAATGCACGAGTGATTCTTGCAAGGTGAAAAATGTGGGAGACTTCCGCCAATTTAGCGGTGAAGCGTTATTTTCATAATAGTGATTTTATTCCGTATATATATTATATTGATCAAACAAGAGTGAGATATAATATATTTTTAATATAATAGAAGTAATTATTTATATTTAAAACATATAAGCATATAAGATATAAATGGCTGAAATAGCAGTTGGCGCATTACTATTGGGTGCCGCCTATATTGCGTCGAATCAGAAAAATGGAAATTTACTCACACAGGAAGCTATGACTACATCGACTAATATGGGGCGCACAAGACCTAATTATTTACCGAATACGACAATACCCACAACGAATTATCCAGTTATTCGTCCTGAAACAGGTTCAAATGTGAATGATTATGCGAATCCGAATACACCAACAGACCGTTATTATGCGAGAAATGTGGATTATGATAAAATGTCGGCAGGTGTTGCTGGTGGAGTAGGAGGTGTAGGAATATTAAGAAGTGTGGGAAATACGAATTCTGCGTCGGTAAATGCACCATCCAAGAATTATGACGGCGAATCTCTCGAGTATGGTGGATCCGGAGGTAGCAATGGTACTCAATTTGGTGATAACTATTCGAAGGATGGATTTCAATCATTGATGGGTGAGAAAATCGATGTGAGTAAGTTTAAGCATAATAATATGGAACCGTACTATGGGGCAAAAATACGCGGTGTTTCATCTGGTGCGAATATGAACGAGAATATGTTAGATAGTAAAGTTGGCGCGGGTTCGCAGTATATCTCAAAGACAGAGCAGGCGCCGTTATTTGTTCCACACGAAAATCTACATTTACCAAATGGTATGCCGAATCAGAATGATTTTTATCAGTCGCGCGTGCTTCCTAGTATGAAGATATCAAATGTGAAGCCTTGGGAGGAAGTTCGCGTCGGACCAGGGCTGGATCAGGGATATGGAACACAGGGTTCACTCGGTTTTAATTCTGGTATGGAGTCGAGAGATAAATGGATTGATCGTAGCGTGGACGAGTTACGTGTGAAAACGAATCCAAAGTTGTCGTATTCGTTGGAAGGGCATCAAGGTCCGGCAGCACATTATATCCAAACAGCGCCTACTACTGAAACTTTAGGACGAATGGAAAAACATCTTCCAGATACGTATTTTATTAATACACCAGATCGTTGGTTCACAACGACTGGTCTTGAGAAAGGAGAGAAATTGCGCCCGATTGAGATGGATAGAGACAGTAATCGCCAGACGACAACATCGGAATATTATGGTGTGACTGCGACGACTGGTGCTTCAGCGATGTATGCTCCAGAAAATTATGAAGATCCGAAGAGAGAAGTATATGACGGAAAGCCGATAATTAATCCATATTCTGCGGAAAGAAACGTCGCAACCGAGGCGGATTATGGTCGTATGAGTTATAAATTAACCCACAATAATCGGACAACCGTCCGTCCAAACGAGATGGGTGGTATTCACGGTGCGATGCGGGCTGTTGTTGCGCCATTACTCGATATACTTAAGCCATCTCGTAAAGAAAATGTTGTAGGAAATTTGCGACCATACGAGAATGCGAAGATGCCGGTAAGTGCTGGCGCAATGTTCAATCCAGCGGATAGAGCGCCTACTACAATTAAGGAAACCACTGTTGGCTTGGTTGGTTTTGATCATTTAAATGTCGAGAGACAAGCTGCTGCAGGATATTTAATTTCACAGAATACTCCATTTGAAACAGAACGCGCGACTACATCCGTTGACTATTTAGGAGGACCGGGAGGCGCAGTTACTCATATGGGAAATCAATTATACAATGCTGCATACAACCAGCGCAATAATGTGAATAAGACATATAAAAATGTAACAAATCACGGTTCGATGTCGCTATTTAATTCAAATACAAACGTACAAATCGATAGATTAGACGCAGATAGAATGAATCATAGAACGATGGCGCCGACAAATGCGCCAGCAATGATACCGAGTATCGATATTCACGGTAAGATGACTATGCCTCAAAGTTACGATGAAACTAAGCTAAATGATAGAATTAATCCGGATATATTGAACGCATTTAGACAAAATCCATATACACATAGTTTACAGACGTATTAAATATACAGGAACAAATAATACAAAAACGTAAAATATTCTATAAGTTATATATAACATATAACCATTTTCATAGAATATTTTATTTGAATACATATAGTAGTATTTACAAAATTTGGAAACTATGAATATATTTAAGTTTTTCGAAGATAAACATACTGTTTTATTTGTATTAATATTGGTATTATTAGTAAGTGTATGGATATCAAGAACATATCGTAATGGCGGTTTTGGCGGCTGGTTATCTCCTGCGGAAGGGTATGGAAGTGGTATTATTGAGGGTTTTACTAGTACTGGAAATTTGATTATGCCTGGTAATACAAATCAGAATACATATTGTAATATGCTTACTGATACAGTAATACCTGAGATTGGGTTTCCATTTTCATTAACAAGCGCACAAGCGATTCCAGCAGCAGCAGCAGCAGGGTCTGGTGGAACACCTGCAGCAGTAAATCCGGGTGAGATATATATAAATTATCCTACTGGGTATTTTGCTACGTTAGCTGATAGTGATGGTGCAACATTTTCTGCGAAGTTATTCGATAATAATGGAGTGCGTGCAGATACAGGTGCAAATGGAGGTGCTGTAACTCTAGACCCTAATTCTGGTGCGCCAAGAATCAAGTATGTTATAGGTGGAGGTGCTGCGATTGGTCAAGGTAGTTATGTATTAAAGGTATATAATTTGAAATTGGGTGCTGCAATGGATGCTGGAACAGGACAAACCGGAACAATATATCTCACAACCAGCACAAGTAGAAGCACTCGTCTTCTTGATATATTAAACCCAGCAATCGCTGCATCTAAGAGAGATGTTCCTAGATACCCCGAAATATGTAGACGAATGCCTGCAAATCCGGTTGTTACTGTATATTCACCCCCATATGAAAGTACACTACCAAAAGTAAGTTCGGCTGTATTCGTAAAACTGGTATTCACATTAACAAATCCATTTTTGGATGGAGATAAATTCTTTGTGCAAATACCAGAGTTATTACAGAGTTCTGGAGGAATTGGTATTGATACTGCGAGGGCAGATACAACACCCGCAGTTACTTCGTTCACATCCGGATCTCTATCATATTCTGCTGCGAATACCAGTTCTGTTCTTCCGAATTATTATTCTAAAAATAATATAACATTTTCTCCAAGATTAAGTGCGCCTATACCGGCCGGAACAAGAATAACATTGAATTTCGGTGGTTTAACAACCCCTGCTAGTGAAAAACCGCAGGTAAATGACGCTCAAATTGTTACAATTGTTTCAATTAATTCAAGAGATGTTATGATCGAACGTGGAACATTCGCATTTCCTGCGATAACTGGTGGAAATGCTGCAGCGTCGTCTTCATCTTCTTCATCGTCTTCATCGTCTTCATCGTCCAGTGGAACCGCAAGCGATGGAACAACATATGTTACATCTGCGGCATCATCGGTATTAATTAGTGATGTGAAACGTCAAGGTATAAACGCGATAAATGCGCAAAAAACATATGAAACCGCGTGGACAAAGTTAAGAAATGCATCACAAAGTGAAAAGCAAGCTGCACAAGATGCATATGACGTCGCAGTAAAAATACGAAATCGGTTAATATCGAGTCATCCAGATTCTTGGTTTGATGGTTCTGCGTGGCGATACGGAGATGACGGATACGTTAAAAAATGTACTGAACCATCAACGTTGTCTACGAATGAAGGGAATTGCCAGAATATCTTTAAGATGGATGCGAGTGGAAATTTGATAAAAACCGCCGATGGTAATAATATTCTTCTTATGAAGAAGTGTCCTTGGAAGTGTAATAATCCAGGACAAACTGGCTCAGATGCCTGCCGTATTGACGCCGATTGTTTGAAGGTAATTCGCTGGGCGACATATTTACCAGATGGAACACAGATTGAAAAGAATCTCCTATCAACTACACGTTCTAGTTATGATGATATTGCTAGCGCATCGAGTAGCAGTTTATTAGACGAATCCGATATCTATCGTAGAGGCGTAACCCGTAATTTTTCAAGATATAAGCGAAGAGGGCAAGGACAAGGTATGCCTGGTTCTGATGGAGACCAGCCAAATGAATACTATGGTCGAGGTCATCATCAACGCGGATTGTTCGGAACAATACGTGATGCTACAGGAAATATAATACGTAGTGTTGGAAATTGGATTGACCCAGATGATCCAGACGCGAATAGACGTTCAAATAAACATAATGCATATTATTATGAAGATGGATCGCCAGCAGCGACTGCATACCTGGGACAATATAATGGACAAGCATATGAGGACGAATCACTATACGCAATCGCGGCGAAACCGACCAATTATTATTACACCACGAATTACTATTACACTGATAATCCAAATGAAGTAAATGACGGTAAAAGCAATATGCCTGGAGCATTATCCTCTGTAACGCCGTACGAACCCGCAATCAATGTGTGATAACACAATTCGAGTATATAGACAATGTAAACTAATTATGAGAAAAATACTAAGTATTCAAAATAAGAATTAAACATTATATTATTATTGATATAACGTGATTATCGATAATAATAACAACAACAAGATATAACTAATTATGGAATCTCTCGAACATCCAATCCCAATTCATGAAGATATCCATAAAAAACTCGAATATTTCATAAAAAACCGTAAGATTCCGAATATTATTTTTTATGGTCCACACGGATCTGGAAAAACCCATATACTAAACAGATTCATTCATTCCATTTATAGTGGCGACAAAACATATATCAAAAACTATGTGATGAAGGCAAACTGTGCACACGGTAAAGGAATACGGTTTATCCGAGAGGAACTTAAGTTTTTTGCGAAGACAAATATTGATTTACAGGATGGGAGTATTTTTAAATCTGTTATACTCACGAATGCGGATAAATTAACAATTGACGCACAATCGGCGTTGCGTCGATGTATTGAATTATTTAGTTATTCGACGCGGTTTTTCATTGTAGTTGAGAACAAAGATAATCTACTGAAGCCGATTTTATCTAGGTTTTGCGATATTTATGTTCCCACACCGATAATAAATGGTATATCGACAAATTTACATCATTATCATACGGAAAGAATTTGTAATATGGATATGATAAATAAAGAACGCATTAAATCTCTCGATAATCTTATACATATTCATCCATCATATCGTACAAACAATAGTACATCAGAGTCGATGGAAACGAGTGAGAATCATAGGAATATAGCATTACTGTCGAGAGATTTATACGAGAAGGGGTTTAGTGCATTGGATATTATTCAGTTCGTAAATGATAGTGATATGAATGAGATGAAAAAATATGAATTATTGGTTATGTTTGATAAAGTTCGAAAAGAGTTTAGAAACGAGAAACTATTGATACTATTTTTACTACATTTTGTAGTATTTCGTTGTGAACGAAGTTTAGAAAATATATCATTTATGTAAAACGTAGCATAACATTTGTGAAATGGACGATTATTCCGTAACATCATTGTATGAATCAAAAAATGAATGGGCGTCCAGGTTGGTTAATATATTAAGTCCACTTATTCAAGAGGGATTTAAATCAATATTTGATGAATCAATGAAATTATGTGTTTCGAATAAAGAAGTTGATAAATATTTGATGACGTTTCAGAATTTTCTCTCGAGAGTTCCGAAATGGAATGGAACAATTATTCAGCAAGAGACCAATCGTATTAAAGACAAATCAACTTGTGGATATTTAGAAGATTTGATCACCTGTGTGCATATTATTCATCTTAAGTGTATGACTGCGATGCGTGTTGGTAATAAACAGAAAAAGATAGATATTAAGATTCCTGATCTCTCGAGTTTTATCCATAATGTATACGTTAATTGTGCACGAAAACTGTATTCTAATGTATACATTTTCGAAAAGGGGATAAACCCGCTGAGTATGCAAAAGAATAATCGAGAGTTTGAGATTATTGTGAAGGAGTGTATATTCAATACGATACGGGATAATATTCCGGTAGAAGAATTGATTAAAATGTATTTAGAGGATGCGATTGAAGACGTTGTCGAAGTAACTGAGAATGAAGAAGTAATTAAACAGGAACCGATTGTATCTGAAGAACCTGCGAATATATCGTCTAGGCGGCGCGCGCATCATTCTACGAGACGTCGCAGACATCGTGAAATAAGTGACGACAGTGGTGATGGTAGCGAAACTGGTGATACAAATGCTTCATCCGGCAATAATGAACCTATTGGAAACTTGGATTTTGTGGGCGAATTAAACGGCAGTTCAATCGCACCAGCGGATCAAACAACTAGCAATAGCGATAACAACAATAGCAATACCGATAACATTGGTGTATCATTTGGAAGCAATGATATTCGAACATTTGAAACAGATTCGAGCGAACGCGTGAATCCATTTATGAGTAACGATGACGCAGATGATGAAGAGTCCAGTGACCGACTTCAAATTGGTGGAGATATTAATTTAGATACTTTGGATATACAATCATTGAACATAGATCAATCATCAAATGTACCGCCGCTACTAGATAACATAGAGGTATTATAATCTTATTTTGTTTTATATAGTAAAATTTTAACTGTATATATTTTACAATACATAATCAACGAGAGATTTATTATGGAAGGATCATCAACATCAAAAAAAACAGAAGCAACATCAACAACATCAACATCAGCACCAACATCAGCAACACCAACATCAGCACCAACAGCAGCACCAGGAGAACCTGCAGAGAAATCTAACTCAGGGAATGCTCTATGGAATTCACTTCCTACCCCAATTAAAAATGCGATAATAATCACGATATCAGTTTCAATAATTATGATACCGAATATCATATTAGACAAAGATCACGAAAATACACCAGATGGATGGTTTAGTAATATAGGTATTATAAATATCGCATTGATTTTTGGTTATTTACTTTTGATAGCATTAATAGCAAAAATATTTCATATCACTATTCCAAAAATGTTTATATAGGAATGTTATTTTTATTTTATAGAGTTATTCGTATAAAATAAGAATAGTTTATTGAAGGAGTATGTATACGCATATAATCAGTTAATTCGATCACCACATACATACAATTGTATTTAGCATAAATGACGGATCAAGTATCACCGAATAATTTATTTGTGATAGGTTTAGTAATATCTGTTATATATTTCATTGTTAAATTCTTAGAGATGAGATTTGTGGAAAGTGAATCCCAGAAACCGATGAAAGTTCTATTACGTGATACGATTGTAGTTTGTATATCGTCTGTGATAGGCGTTTACGTGCTTGATCAATTTAAGAATTTATCTAAGAAAGATACTTCTATTGGCGGAGGTGCACCATCTGTATTTGTAGATACGCCAGGGTTTTAAACGCGACCAACGTGTTGTGTTGCCCGAATCATTAGTGTGTCTTTTGATGGACATTGTTTTCTGCGATACCATATTCGTAATAATGTTTTCCAACTTTATTTAGATTGGTAAACATCTTGTTCCAAGCATTAAAATAACCAATTTCAGTATAACGTGTTACATATTTGGTACTACTCCATTTATCACAAAACTTTTGAACATATGGTGCAGCGACCGCATTTTTATACTGAGGCATCGATGGGAATAGATGATGTTCTATTTGAAAATTCAGATACCCCATAATCCAAGTTACTAGTTGCGATTTTGTGGATATATTCACACTATGGTTGATCGCGTATTGAAACCAAAGCAAATGTTTATCCTCTGGGATAACATCCGTGAATGTATGCGACAATGAAAAATGTCCAAATAAATAAATAAAATTCCAGAAATTACAAATCATCAGTAAGAAATATGACGTCAAAAAAGAATAGTTCGAATAAGTCATAAAAATCGTAGGTATAACAACGTGTGATAAAGACATAGAAACTGCCTCAAGCCATTTTACATTTTGTAGCTTATCCTTCACTGATGTAGTAACCGGACCTAAACCAAGAACCTTTCTTGGATGAAGGTAATACGTCCAAAATAAATGAACGAATATACCATTCACAAGAGGCAAGAATGTCCAAGCTTGAAGACGCGTCCATAGACGATTCATAAATTTAGCAGATTTCGGACCATTTGTATTTTTTTCGAATGCAGTATTAAAAAATGCTACGGCGGGAGTCGTGTCTAGATCGATATCGTGCTTGATTTTTTGCGGTGTAGCGTGGTGTTTATTATGCATCGAGTTCCATACAGAAGCACTTACTCCACCACCAAATCCCATCGTAACTGTTTGTATAAATCGGTCGATTGTTTTGATACCAGTTAAACTAGTATGACCAGCTTCGTGCTGAACCCAACCACATCTTGTTTTAAACATAATAAACGAAAATAGCGATGCGTAAATATTATACGGCGCAAGAAATGTGCCTAATCCGAAATAAAACGCAATTTCCATCATCCTAAAATATACGTGAATATAATCGGGCTCGAAACATCCATTATTGATAAGTGTTTTTCTCATCTCTCGAAAATCCTCTTTTATTTCTGTATCCTCTGGACAATTAGACTGGTCAATATTCTCATCATACTCACTAAAATCGGTAGTGATATGCGGCAAAGATGTTAGAAGACGTCTCGCAGTAGTTGATCGATAGTGAAATTCTCGGAACGCATCTGTCGCATCATTGTCTTCTCCTGTTGCATAATTTATAATATTACCGCCAGGATGGTCAAAATCCGTGATATCATACTTCGTTCCTTCGATTGTTATGGTTTTTATTTCTTTATGAGTTTGTTCTTCTTCTTCTTCTTTATTGTTGTCGTCGTGATTGTCGTTATCAGATGATATAGATTCAACTATAGACGTATTTTCGGAATCTCCTCGCAGCTGTGTTTCATCATCCACGCTTTCGCTTTCTACCACATTTTCGGCAATAAATTCATTTGTTTTTTTCGATTTATGCGAAGATTTTGACCTATACGACTGCATTAATAGAATAATTACCTAATATGTTTATATATAATGGATATGTTTATATTATAATATAATATTTTATAATATTTTATAATATTTTATAATATTTAACATAAATATTCTAATTGTTATGTAACAGATAAATGAATTAAAACGATAAACATATAATAGCATATAATAGCATATAGTAGTATTAATTAGTGGCTGTGATCAAATGCAGATTTTCGTGAAGACATTGACTGGGAAAACGATTACTCTTGAAATTGAGATGTCGGATACGATTGAGGCAATAAAGACAAAAATTCAAGATAAGGAAGGAATTCCACCTGACCAGCAACGTCTTATTTATGCTGGAAAGCAATTGGAAGATGGTCGAACTGTCGCAGATTATAATATTCAGAAGGAGAGTACATTGCATTTGGTATTGCGTCTTAGAGGAGGTAGTAGGGTACAATTGCCTAGAACGAAATCAGAAGTGATTGAGTGCGATTTATCTTATATCAAGGATAAATGGAGTGCTGATATGATTCGAGATGGAATGAACGCGATCGTGGAAGCGTCTTCAGGCGAGATGTTGAAAAATAAAGAAATTAATGCGTGGGATTATCTTTCAAGTTATAGTCCACCGAGTTCACACGGATTTATGTTTAGTGATGATAGGATCGTAAGTGAAATTATGAAGTATATGAATGTTGGTCATTCTGGTATTTCCTATGGATATACGATGCGGAATTTGGAGTTTATTGCGAAAAATGGTATAGAAAAACATAAAGAAATGTACTTGTGATAACTGCGGAATGACTGTCGGAACGTCGGACACTCGTAATAAATAATATAGTATTCTTGTATTATTTATTATTATATATTAGTTGTCTATCTCACTATAACAAGGTAACTGGTCGACATTTATGAAAATATGAGTATTTTTTCCGTCTTTTAAAAATTTAGCTGAGAGGCTTGCGTGCTTTTTATATTTTTTATGCGTTATTTTGTATTGGTCGAATAATGGGTCAAGAATCTGAGTAGATGGAATGTGATTGTGAACGGATCTTGCGATCATCTTATACAATTTAAAATCGGGATATCGTTCTTCCCCACTTGATTTGTATAATACATTACGACCTTTATCATCAAAACTCCATTTTACGATTAAGTTGACTACGGGATCGGATTTGCATATTTTCTCAACTTTTCGTATATCGTGAATAAAATAATCGAATAATGCACAAGCAAATCTACATAAATCAAAGCTGTAATTCGGTTCTACAACTGGTTTATTCGGGTTATAGTAGGGTCCGAAATTATATTGTGTTGCTGCATCCCCCTTAAAATTGAAGCTATCACTACATATTAATTCACCGTGGAATTTGTATATAGAGCGTCCAAAATCAATTATTTTAAAAATACGACCATACGTAGGAACCTTGTAATATTGTTCTTTGTACAGATAATAAATGAATTCTTCGGTTGTCTCGATAAACATTACGTTATTTGTATGAAGATCATTATGAGTGAATTCAAACATATGTTGGTATATCACAAGAGTCATAATAACTTGAAATAAAATAGACACCCATTCTTCACTGGTGAGTTCGTCATTCATCATAATATTATCAAGTGTAGATACGCATTTTTCTAATAATATTGCTTGAACAGGAAAATTCTTTATTTTCGCAATCACCTTTTCGTCGTCGCTATTGTAACTTTCACCTTCGCTGCCTTCGCTGCCTTCGCTGCCTTCGCTGCCTTCGTGATCTTCTTCGCTGCCTTCGTGATCTTCTTCGCCGCCTTCGTGATCTTCTTCGATCCCTTCGTGATCTTCTTCACTTCCCTCGTGATCATCATCATCACTACTCTTTTCATCATTATTGTCGCATCTATCTGTTGTTTCGGATTTAACTTTGATACTATCATTACTAACTGTATTATGGTCTGTAATTATATTTTTGCAAATATTTCCAGATGTATCATTCATATCATCGGTATCACAATCTGTATCGCTAGTAGTTGTATTCGATGAGTTCGACAGTGAAGATTCGTCGTCATCATCACTTCCGTCTGAATTACTATTATCATTAGATGAAGTGTCGTTTATTCTATTACTACCTTTGCGTTTCTTATCTTTTAAATGAAATGACCCGAAATGATCACCACTACTGTTGGTTGTATCGACAGGCGTCGCCCGCGTGATAACATCTACACCAGAATCACCGACATTATCACTTGATGGACTCAAAACACTAGATATATATGGTACATCATCATATGGAATATCAAGTATTTCGATTTCAGATACAGTTTCAGATACAGAGTTGTTAGAATCATTATTGCCTGTATCACAATGAACGGTTTCAATTGATTCACTCACAATCTCTTCAAGTATATTATCGTACTGATTATCATATGGTGTTGTTCCAGTTCCAATAATTCGTTTTAATTTTAAACGAACAATACTACTATCGCGTTTATTACCACTATTATTATCATCGTCGGTTAATTCATCCAAAGGTAAATCTAGTGTGTATATTTTATTCTCTTGGTTATTAAAAAAATCACATTCGATAAGATAATCTAAGTCATCATATATATTTGTAGAAAATTCTCTTTGCTTACACAAATAACTGCCGTAATAATCAATTCCGTGAACATTATTATGTTTGTGCAGGGTCTGACTTGTTAAATACGAGAAAAACCCATCTGTATAGGATGCATTATTTTTATCTAACATTTTGGGTTCACAATTATCAACATTTGAATTTAATTTCGGTAAAGAATGGGTTTTATCATCATTTATATCATATTTTCCAGATAAATATCGAATTGGATCCAGCAACGGCGAGTATTTTACAAAAATAGAGACATTTTTAGAATTACCGTCATCATCTACTATCGTAGTCTCCAAATAATTAGGTGTAGAATATGAATTTGAAATTTCAGTACTGTTATTATCATTAGATGTTCCAGTATTTTCTGCTTCAATTATATTTTGAATATAGTACTTTTGATTTAGCTGTAACTGATTAAAATTCGAATCGCTTAAATCAAAGAATCTTGAATATAATGGGATATAATTCTGAATATCGTACAATAATGCCGTATTCACTTTATCCGGCGTATTTTTATGTTTTCTATAGTGAAATTGAATTCCTTTTTGTGACGAGCTCATTTTATAAGTATTTTTCCTAAATGATAATGATAATGACTATAATTGTAGACGATGGTAATATATTACGAATACTATTTATATTTGATATGAATGATAAATAGAATATTTATATCTAAATTAAACGGATAGAATTAAAATAGAGTAATAATAATCTTGATATTCGTTTCGTTAGAACAAATATATTATTCTATTTTTATTATACAAAGTATATATTCATAACATTTAGCCAGTTGTATCGTTTTTTCTGATTTATTACGGTATTTACTTTCGATGAATTTAGAATTGGGAAAATTTGATATGAAAGCGATTAGTTTTCGACCAGATGAGAATAAAGGACCAGTTATTGTATTAATCGGGCGTCGTGATACAGGTAAAAGTTTTTTGGTACAAGATCTTATGTATCATCATCAAGATATTCCGATTGGAACAGTTATATCAGGAACGGAGGCTGGAAACGGTTTTTTCGCAGCACATGTCCCGAAATTATTCATTCACGATGCATATAATACAGCGATTATAGAGAATATTTTAAAACGACAGAAAGCTGTTTTAAAACAAGTAAAAAAGGAACAAGAAGCATATAAAAAATCGTCGATAGATCCGCGTACGTTTGTTGTTCTGGATGATTGTTTATATGATAACAAGTGGACAAAGGATGTGATGATGAGATTGCTCTTTATGAATGGAAGGCACTGGAAAATAATGTTAGTAATAACGATGCAGTATCCACTTGGTATTCCGCCTAACTTGAGAACCAATATAGATTATGTTTTTATTTTGCGAGAACCATATATTGCGAATCGTAAGCGCATTTATGATAATTATGCTGGTATGTTTCCAACGTTTGAGAGTTTTTGTCAAGTGATGGACCAGTGTACCGAGAATTATGAATGTCTAGTGATTAATAATAATGCGAAATCTAATAAATTGCAAGACCAAATCTTCTGGTATAAAGCGCAACAGCACGGACCGTTCAAGCTCGGAAGTAAAGAGTTTTGGGAAATCTCGAAAAATCTTGGTTCTGACGACGAAGACGACAAATCATATGATCCCGCTTCTGCGAAAAGTAAAGGACCTAAAATTAATGTTAAGAAGAGTAAGTGGTAATATCATCGCTGATAATAACGGCGATTCCTTCTGGTTTTTGATTTGACTCGGTCTCCATTATATTTATTAGTTCTAGTTCCACCATTTAAGTCGCCATTTAAGTCGTTATTTATTTTTGGGGTTGTTATATCCGCAACAGTATCATCATCATCATCATCATCATCATCATCATCATCATCATCATCATCATCATTATATAATTTAGTAAAACAAACAAACTCGCCGATATTTGTCGCAGTGATACCGCGCGCAACTGCCGTTTTTTTCTTACGCGTCATAGCATCACCAAGTGTTATATTTATTTTTGCTGCAGAACCATCCGGAGTGGAAGTATAAAGTGAAATTAAACGAGCAATTTCGTCGTATGATTTGTTCACACGCCTACACGATATATTTGCCGCTTTCATATTTGCCTTGAATATATCATAATCAAAGTCGAGTGTATGAATATGATGGATTGGTTTTTTTTTATATTTATCTGGAACAATATTTACTCCCCATATTTCTTCATATGCCCATATCATCTGTGGCTGATCCCAATCAGGATAATTATTGGATGTTATCGCATTATCAATAAGGCTCGCAAATACAAGACAATAATGAATATTACGGCGAACATTTAGTTTAGATATATCGCTATCGCTATCGTCGATGATGATACGACGCGATTTTCTAGATCTGGATACACTTCCAACCCAAAAGGGTAATGATGAGTTTAGGATATCGATAAATCGATCATAACAGCTTTCTATAACAGCTTTACTGGTGATTTTCGAGAGAAATGTTCCTTGTGATGTTTTCGTATGAAAAGCGGATTGCCGCGATCGCTTATATTTCCATATTTCTTCAATAATCATATCCTTATCTGTGATATCGGCAACACGCCCAAAATCAATCGCTCGAACATTATCCTTATTTTCCTCATCAATGAACCAGTTTCCTTCGTGTGCATCAACCAACTGTTTTTTAATCTTTCGCATACATAATAACTGTATAGCTCCTGCGCCACGCGCTGCTGCAACTGTTAGTGTAGGATTCGCGATACTTGAGGTAACTTTATAAGTATTTTCACCGGTTGTTTTCGAACGGGTATCATCACCTACCATTTCCATACACATCATAACGACCGTTGTTTTATGTGCGATAATTTGAGATGCAAAATATTGAAAAACGCGAATAACCTTTTCACGTTTCGAAGTACTAGCTTTTTGCTGTATCGCATCAAGTATAACTTGTATATCAGTTTCATCCATTTCGATTAAATCTCCAACAAGTGATGGAACCATTTTTTCTCCAAGATGGAATGTTTGGTAAAGTTCATTATGATTTTTTTGCTCTATTGTTATTTCAGATGCTTCTAAACTAGATTTTCCGATTTCATTATCATCATCATCTGAATCATATCCTGGATCTGTTGGTAGGACAAGTTGAAGATCGTCTAACTCTACGTCATTTGGATCGTCCTGTTTCATCACAATTTTAATAACCAACGTAGAAACGATGACTCCGCCGCTTCCAGCCCTTATCTTTTTTTTACCAGATACACCGATATTATCGCTTCGAATAAATATATCTCCATTCGCATCGACTAAACCACCGGGACGATGTAATGTGAAAATAAAACCAGCCATCGAACTAAATGTGAGTGGATTTATAACCGTATCTGGTCGAAGCATCGCTTCAATAATGCATTTGTTTAAATTTCGTTTATTCAAACAAAAATAGATACCGCCACCTAACATTATATTATAATTTTGATATTACTAATATAATGATATATAATGTTTAATGAATAATAATGAATTATTTAATCAACACTATCCATTTCAGATTCTGTCTTTTTCTTAACTTCCGTTAGCGTCGAAAGTCCGTGATCACCATACTTATCCATAACCACATCATCACTCTCAAACAACTCCTTTCTCATCTCTTCAACAGTCATAGTCACCGATTGTGAATCGTCAGAACCACCAAATGTAGAAACAGATTGAGACAAGTCACCCACAATACTATCCTTATTAACTACATCTACCAGTGTTTCTCCATCCTTCGCCAACATCTGGGTTAACTTATTTCCACTCTCTTTCGCCAATTTCTTATTCTCCTCAATCGCCTTCGCCTTCGTCTCCTTCACACGCTTCTCAAACTCATTCTTTGCCTGTTCCTCATTCTTCTTCTTCTCCGCCATCAACTGATTCAATGTCTCTTCCATATATTCAACACGACCAGTCTTGTATGCCTCCGGATGAAATGGAACCCACAAACCTACAGGACCAACAAATACATCGTGGTTCGGATCCACCTCGCGCAACATCTGACTGCGCAATTCTGCCTCCTTCTGCGAACCAAAAACACCGCGAACCTTAAGTCCGCGAATCGATGTCTGAAAACGATGCTTCTCGCCAAACTCATTCTCCAACTCATCTTCGTGCTTATCCAAAAATGTCTTATACTCATCATAAATATTTGTCTTTTGAAGTATCTCCTTCTCCTCCTTTGCGAACTCCTGAAAATCAAGTGTGAGCTTCTCAAACTCAAGATGATGCTTAAATGATACAAAATTCAAAAACTGAATAAACTTCTCCATCGACTTTTGATAATCCCAATAGTGTAGAAACTTCTCGAAAAAGAAATGATCCTTTTGCTTTAGAATATATTCCGGCGAAACAAATGAAAGACACGCAAACTTTTGACCAGCAATAGGCTTGTCTTCTTCCAAGAGATCTACATATTTAGGATTAACACGACCGTGCTTATCGGTTTGAAGTTCAACTCCAGCAGGCGCATTCCCAGACTCTGAATCAGTGTGAAACATTGATAGTTAATTGTGATATATACTATAAAATAGTAGTTTTAAGTGTTTTAAACGCGAACAAAAAATTGTAATGAATGAATACAAAATAATGAACACAAATTAATATAATAATTTTCTTTCTATTATTTATAATAATAATTTCAAATGACTGCTGGTGTTTTTGATTTAGGCGAACTCGTCAAGAGAACCATTAAATATTTAGTTGAAGGTATTATGGTTGCTATCGCCGCGTATGCCATTCCTAAACGCTCTCTCTCTTTTGAAGAGGTTGCGTTAATCGCCTTGACTGCTGCAGCTACATTCAGTATTCTTGATACGTATGTTCCTAGTTTAGCAGTTTCTGCTAGAACCGGTGCAGGTTTCGGTATCGGCGCGAACCTTGTCGGATTCCCTACACCCCTTCGCGTCTAAAGTCGCAATAATATCTTGATCTTGATCTTGATCTTGATCTTGATCTTGTTCTTGATCTTGGCGTGTAGTTAGATGTTTATACCTATATATTAACGATTATGTCTGTAATATATAGTAAATACCAGTATTCATTTGATGAACGGACTATTATTATTAAATGAAATTAAAAATAAAATAAGCTCAAAATTCGGTATTGGTGTGCAACATAGAAAGGAAAGTGGCGCAGTATCTGAATTACGTAATAGAATAAATTCGTATTACCACAACATTGTCGAACAAGATCCCGATAAAGAACGGTTTATTATCGTATTTATCATTTTTTATATTATTGTTTTACTCGTTCAAGGCAAACGGTTTTATTGGTGGTATCCTTCCTTCAATTTAAGTGAAAATATTAGCTTTGGTTTAGGAAAATCGTATCCAGATAATAAACTAGAAATTGATATTATCAATCGCGAATTTATTCTAAAGCGTATGCCGAGTGATGTATCTTTTTTTAGATTAACAGATGCGAGTCCGGCTTATGCATTTGAAGCAATTATATCACCAAACGAAATGACTGTTGACGAAATGGTTCATATTATAACAAATGCTCGCGTGATCGCAGTAACGCGCTTCTTTAAATGGATGTATAACCGCGCAAGACCATCGCAAATAAGACCTGATATTATTAATATAGAAAACGGAACTTTGTTAATTTCGGAAACAGCAGACACGCCATCTTATCCATCTGGACACGCTCTTCAGTCTTATTATCTAGCAGTCATATTATCGCGCAAATTTCCCGCAAAAACAAAGGCGATTATGGATATGGCGTCAAAATGTGCGAATGTACGTATTATGGCTGGACTGCATTATCCAAGTGATCGTGATTTCGCTTGGTGGATCGTCGATAATTATTTAGTCGATGTTTACACCTTTTCTCATTTAAAACGCCCATTTTATAGAGCAAAAAAATAAGAAAAAAGCGTAAAATCAATAGTAGGAATTTCACCTACGATGGTCTTACTTTTTCCTGTTCTTCTTTTTTGTTGGAACAGGTGAAAGACGAAATTTGGAAACATAATGGTCTCTCTTGTTTTTCTATCCAAGATTGTGTTAATTTCATTATGTTTATAGAAGAGTTTGCGTCTCTGGTTCTAAATACGATTTTTTTGTTTTCGCAACTCACGCAGTTAGAACACTTTAACAGACGAAAT